GGCATGATAGATGTACTTGCACAGTAGATTATCATCCGGGAGATGGAAAAAAACAAAATGTGTGGAGCAAAAAATGGAGTTCAGAGGATGAAACGATTCAGAGTCGACAAAGGATTGAAGAATATAAATTACAAGAGATAAAAGACGCTTTGAGTAAAATTGATTTAAATAAAGCAACATCGAATGATATAATTGAAATAGGAAAACAAGTTTCAGATCATTTCGATATTGTTAATCATATCGGCGATAAAGACAAACTGAAATCGATTTTTTCAAATTTTAGAGAGATGGGCGGTTCAGTTTCTAACGATTCTTGGGCGAAAGGTTCTTCAAAAGCCGTTAAAGATGGGTTAGAGGAAGCTTTTTCATATTATCCAAAAGAATGGTCGAAAATTCCTGAAAAGCATAATAAAAAAATATTAGCAAGAAAAACCGAACGAGGCTTTTTTCATCCAAGCGCGCTTAATTCAAAAGGAAATGCGTATGACAAAAAATATCCTGATTATAAAGATGGATATTTAACCCTAGCCACAGACGGAATAAGAAAAACTGTTCCATATCATGAAATTGGACATTTGATTGAATGGTCAAACCCTAATGTATTACGAATTGAAAAAGAATGGGTTGATAGCCGTACTGTTGGAGAGAATCCTATCAGTTTAAAAAAGATTTTCCCAAATATTAAGTATAGAGTAACAGAAGTAACAAAAAAAGATAATTTTATTTCTCCTTATATCGGAAAGGAATATCCCGACTTCACGGAAGTATTAAGCATGGGATTGCAAGGATTATTTGAACCTTCGGAAAAGTTTCTTCAGTCAATCGATTTTGCAACAAATGAGAGGGTATTAAAAACAATAAAAGATGATTTAGATTTTTTACATTTGACAGTAGGCTTGATATTGAAAGGATAGAAATATGTATAACAATGTGTATGATCGTTTAAAATATTTTTCAGAGGAACTTGTGAAACGCTATGAAAAACAATTCAACGTTTCTTTAGAAGATGCTATTTTTTTTAATCCTGTTAACATAGACCAATACCCAGAAGAAATAGAAGAAGCTATTGAACGACTAGAAAATTCTTTAAAAACAGGAATTCCATTAAATGAAGATGATATCCAACGTTATAGTCCGGATGTTATTTATTAAAACTGATAACTCTTTGTTTTTAGAAAGAGTTAAAGAGATTTTAAACAAAGGAATGAGTGAATGGCTAGAAAGAAATATGGTAATCAGCTTCCTACACAATCAGTCATCCTACCTTACGTTAAGAAAAGGTCTCTCAGTAAGGAAGCTATAGAAATTTATGAGAAAACAGGATTAAGCAGCTATATCTGGCAAAAGAAATTGCTAGAGGCTATGATGGCTGTTGATAAAAAAGGACTATGGGTCCATCAGAAGTTCGGATATTCCATTCCACGACGGAACGGAAAATCCGAACTTCTTTATATGCTTGAACTTTGGGGGTTACACCAAGGTTTGAATATATTACACACAGCTCATCGAATTAGTACCTCACACTCTTCATTCGAGAAGGTTAAGCGGTATTTAGAGAAGATGGGATATGTGGACGGAGAAGATTTCACATCAATCCGCGCTAAAGGACAAGAACGAATCGCTCTAACTAATACAGAAGGAGTGCTGCAGTTCAGGACTCGTACATCGAACGGTGGACTTGGTGAAGGATTTGACATCATGATCATAGACGAAGCTCAAGAATACACGACAGAGCAGGAGTCAGCGTTGAAATATACGGTTACTGACAGTGATAATCCAATTACTGTTATGTGCGGAACTCCTCCAACTCCAGTTTCAAGCGGAACGGTATTCAGCAAATTCCGTGAAACATGTCTATTTGGCCGTGGTAAGTATTCCGGATGGGCAGAGTGGTCTGTATCTACTGAAAAAGAGATATCAGACATTGAAGCTTGGTACAATTCCAATCCTTCAATGGGATATCACTTAGACGAACGGAAGATTGAAGCCGAACTCGGTGACGATAAGTTGGACCATAATATCCAACGTCTTGGTTTTTGGCCTACATATAACCAAAAATCAGCAATCTCAGAAGCTGAGTGGGAGGCTCTTAGGCTTGATGAAGTACCTAAGTTTAAAGGCCCTATGTTCGTTGGAATCAAATATGGGCAAGATGGCACTAACGTAGCCTTGAGTATTGCTATTAGGACAGATTTTGATGATATCTTCGTTGAAACTGTCGATTGTCAATCTGTTCGAAATGGTAATGGATGGATAGTTGACTTCTTAAGGAAAGCTAAACCGTCTCAAATCGCTATAGATGGTGCTAGTGGACAGAAAGTTCTTGATGATGAATTGAGAGAGTTCCGAATAAGGAATGTAGTGCTGCCTACTGTTAAAGAAATCATCGTAGCAAACGCTATGTTTGAGCAAGGCGTGTATCAGAAGACCATTTGTCACTCAGGTCAACCATCACTATCTAAGGTTGTAACCAATTGCGACAAACGGAACATTGGTTCAAATGGTGGATTTGGATATCGTTCACACTTCGATGATGTAGATATCAGTCTTATGGATAGCGCGTTGTTAGCGCATTGGCTTTGTGCAACATCTAAGCCGAAGAAAAAACAAAAAATCAGTTATTAAACTAAAGGTCACTGCTTATGTAGTGGCTTTTTTTAATAAAAAAAATTACTGTACGCGCAGGTTAACGCGGAGAAAGGAGGCAGTAACATGCCTGAATTTAAAACGATTGAAACACAAGAAGAACTAGACAGAATCATTGGTGAACGACTCGCTCGTCAGAAAGAGAAGTATGCCGGATTAGAGAAGTTAGAATCTCGTGTGAAGGAATTGGAAACAACGAACGCTGAGTTACTAGCAACAATCGACAGCAACAGCAAACTACTAGCTGAGAAAGATGAATTTATTAGCGCTAAAGAATCTGAACTAGCAGAAGTTAACCAAGTTGTTGAGAAGTACAAAGGAACACAGCTTCGTACTCAAATTGCATTGCGAAATGGTCTTCCATACGAAGTGGCAGACAGATTACAAGGTAGCGACGAAGAGAGCTTGCAAGCCGATGCGAAACGTTTATCTGCGTTTATCAAACCAAAACCAGTCGCTCCATTAAAAGATGTCGAACCAGTCGTAGGCGATGGTAGAACAACAGCAATGCGACAAATGTTACAAGAATTAAATCAATAATCAAAAGAAAAGAGGAAAATATATGCCAACATTACAAACAGGAACATTTTTCAAACCAGAATTAATTAAAGATCTATTTTCTAAAGTGCAAGGCAAATCAGTCTTAGCATCGTTATCTCAACAAAAACCAATTCCATTTAATGGAACTGAGCAAATGGTATTCAACTTAGAAGGTAACGCTCAAATTGTAGGTGAAGGTAAGAAGAAAGAAGCTGGAGAGGCAAAACTTGAATCTGTAATCATCAAACCTTTGAAATTCGTTTATCAAGCTCGTATTACAGACGAATTCTTACGTGCTTCTGAAGAGAAACAAGTTGATTTCTTATCAGCATTCACTGACGGATTTGCTAAGAAAATTGCTCAAGCATTCGATATTGCAGCAATTCACGGATTAGAACCTAAAACAATGACAGACGCAACTTTCCGCGACACAAACTCATTCGATGGATTAGTTAAGAGCAACGTAGTTACTTACGCTGAAGGAACTTTCGATGATAACATCGACGCTGCAGTTCAAACAGTAGTAGCTAACGGCGGTGATGTTACAGGTATTGCTTTATCTCCAACAGGTGGACAAGCATTAGCTAAAATCAAAGTTAATGGTGTTGTTCAATACCCTGAATTCCGTTTTGGTCAAAATCCTAAATCATTCTATGGAATGGCTTCTGACATGAGCAAAAACTTAACAGTGACTGGTGGAACTGCTGAGGCAGACCACGCAATCGTTGGCGACTTCGAAAACCGTTTCAAATGGGGTTACGCTGACAATATTCCTATGGAAATTATCCAATATGGTGATCCAGACGGTGCAGGTCGTGACTTGAAAGCACACAACGAAATCTGCTTACGCGCAGAAGCGTATATCGGATGGGGAATCCTAGACGAAAAAGCATTTGCTCGTGTTAAAGCGTAGGTCGTGCTTATGAAGTATAGAAATGTGGATACTGGTGTAATCGTTGAGTCAGATAGCGTGCTGTCTGGCTCATGGGAACCAGTGGAAGAAAAGAAAACTAAAGCTAAAGCGAAGAAAGAAGCAAAGGATGATGAATAATGGACTCATTTGCGACTTTAGACGATTTACAGCGACTATGGAAACGACTGCAACCGTCTGAGATTGATAGAGCGAATGCACTTCTTGCCACTGTATCTGACATGCTGAGGGAAGAGGCTCGTCGCTATGGGAAAGACTTAGACAATATGGTTGTAGAGCGTTCTAGTTATGAGAACGTTGTTAAATCTGTTGTAGTTGATGTTGTAGCTCGTACATTAATGACTTCTACAGAACAAGAGCCGATGACTCAATTTAGTCAAAGCGCTCTAGGATACTCAGTTAGTGGCTCGTATCTCGTGCCTGGTGGAGGTATCTTCATCAAGAATGCAGAATTGAAGCGATTAGGCTTCACTAAGCAACGGATTGGAGTGATAGAATTCTATGATTAAAGGAATTACTGTCACATTAGTAGATCGTGTTAAAACTGGTGAGGATGAAATGGGTGCTGCAACATACGATGATGTAGAAATCCAAGTAGAGAATGTCCTAGTATCTCCTACTGAGGCTACGGATGTTATTAACCAGGTTCAACTTTATGGAAAAAAAGCAGTGTACACACTCGGTATTCCTAAAGGTGATACTCACATTTGGAAAGATAGGGAAGTTAAATTCTTTGGGGAAACATTTCGAACATTCGGACCAGTTGTAGAAGGAATTGAGTCTATGGTACCAACAGCCTGGCACAAGAAAGTGACGGTAGAAAGATATGAGTAGCTCATTTAAATTCAAATTAAACACAAAAGGTGTTGGTGAATTTTTAAAATCTGAGTCTGTTCGGAAGATGATTAGTGAACGAGCCAACGAGATTGCTAGTCGAGCAGGGACTGGATATGAGGCAGATACTCAAATCGGTCAAAAACGTGCCACAGGACGAGTTAAAGCTGCTACAGCTAAAGCTAAAAAGGATAATAAGAAAAACAATACATTATTGAAGGCGGTGAGAGGTTGATAGAGATTGAAATTAGAAAATTCATGACAAGCAAGTTGGAATGCCCAGTTGTATTCGAACTTTCACCTAAGATGCCAGATAAATTTGTATTAATTCAAAAAACAGGTGGCTCTAAGCGCAATAAATTATTAGCCTCTACATTTGCTTTTCAATCTTACGGAAAGTCGATGTATGAGGCTTCTTTGTTGAACGAAACTGTAAAAGAAGTAGTTGAACAGTTAGTCGAATTAAACGACGTATCTGATGTTAGTTTAAACAGCGATTACAACTATACAGATACAGAATCCAAAAAATACAGATATCAAGCAGTGTTTGATATCAGACATTATTAGAAATGAGGGAAAAATATGGCAGAAAAAAACAACGCGAGCAACGTAACCGCAGCTAAGCCTAAGATTGGTGGAGCTATTTATATGGCACCAACAGGTACAGAATTACCTACTGACGCAGAAACAGCGTTAAATGCTGCATTCGTAAACTTAGGTTTCGTATCTGAAGACGGTTTAGAAAATGCTAACAGTGCATCGTCTGACAACGTTAAGGAATGGGGCGGTTCAATCGTAAACACAACGTTGAAAGAAAAAGAGGACAAATTCAAGTTCACTTTAATTGAAGCATTAAACTTACACGTATTGAAATTAATTTACGGTGAAAAGAACGTAACTGGAACTTTAGAAGCAGGAATCACTGTTAAAGCTAAAGCTGAAGATTACGAAGAAAAATCATTTGTAGTGGATATGGTACTAAAATCAGGAGTTATTAAACGTATGGTACTTCCGCTTGCTAAAGTGTCAGAAGTAGGTGACGTTAAGTATGCTGGTGGAGAAAACATCGGTTATGAAACTACTTTATCAGCGTTCCCTGATGGCGACGGAGCCACTCATTACGAATACATTAAGAAAGTAGGTTAATTATGATTAAAGGGAAAACATCTTCCGGATTTAAATTCCAAATCAATGAAAGCACAATTAACGATGACTATGAGCTATTAGAACTACTTGTAGAATTAGAAGAAAATCCTCTTCTAATTTCTAAAGTCGTTCGAAAAGTTCTAGGTCCTGCTGCAGCGGCTGCATTAAAAGATCATGTACGAGATGAAAATGGATGTGTATCCATTCAGAAAATGAATGAAGAAATTACTGAGATTTTCACACAGGCTAAAGCCTTAAAAAAATAATGGCCCTTGCAAGAATGATTGTGACTGATGAAGATGCTTTAATTTGCGATTTAGCAGAAACATATAATATCTATGACTATCGACGGCTACCGGTTTTAACGGTGGCCGTGTTTTCTTTAGGTTTGAGACAAAACTCAAGAATTAAAATGATCATGTCTGGAAATAGAATCACGTTAGAAGAGTCGTTACTAGCTTGTGCCGTGGATAGATTAAGCATACTAGCATGGCAGAAGACGAAAGACGGTTCAAAAGGTACTAATGTGCCTCAATCGATTCTAGGAAAATTACTAGGTATAGATGAGCGCAAATCAGAGTCAGATACTCAGACATTTAGTTCTGGCGAGGAGTTCTTAAGAGAAAGAAATAGATTATTAGGGAAGGAGGAAACTTAATGGCAACAGAATTAGGTACTGCTTATGTTCAGATAATCCCATCGGCTGACGGAATCAAGGGAATGATTGAAAAGGCTATGGGAACAGAAGTAGTCGGTGCCGGAGATAAAGCTGGACAAGGTTTCATGAAAAGCTTTGCTGGTACAGTCACTAAAATGATTGCTGCAATTGGGATTGGTAAAGTTATTAAGGATACCTTATCTTCTTCATTAAACGAAGGTGCAGCACTTCAGCAATCGCTCGGTGGTATTGAAACGCTATTCAAAGGCAGTGCCGATATCGTTAAAGGATACGCTAAAGAAGCGTATAAAACATCAGGGTTGTCTGCTAACGCGTATATGGAATCTGTAACAGGATTTAGTGCCAGTTTACTTCAATCATTAGGTGGAGATACTGGTAAAGCTGCAGAGATAGCAAATATGGCAATGATTGATATGTCAGATAATGCTAATAAGATGGGTACATCGATGGAAAGCATTCAATTTGCATATCAAGGATTTGCCAAGCAGAACTATACCATGTTAGATAACCTAAAGCTTGGCTATGGTGGTACTAAGGAAGAAATGCAACGTCTTCTTACTGATGCTCAGAAGCTAACAGGAGTTAAATATGATATCAATAACTTATCTGATGTCTATCAAGCAATCCACGCGATTCAAGAAAACTTAGACATTACCGGAACAACCGCAAAAGAAGCATCTTCTACATTCACCGGTTCATTTGCATCCATGAAGGCTGCAGCACAAAACGTACTTGGAAATATGGCTCTTGGTGAGGATTTAACACCATCGTTAGAGGCCTTAAAAGAAACCGTGCATACGTTTGTATTCGGAAACTTCATTCCAATGCTAAAAAATGTGGTTAAAGCAATTCCAGAAGTATTAGGATTCGCCATCAAAGAAGGATTGACAGCTATCTTTGGCGAGTCTACAACACAAACGATAATTAATAACCTATCAACGGCCTTTGAAAATATTAAAGGTGCAGTTAGTGGTATTGGTGACTTGTTTGGAGGATTTGTTGACAAATTAAAAGGTATTCTTGGAATTAGTGGTGACGTTGGAGAACTAGGAACTGCATTTGAAGGCATTACTGGTGCAATTAGCACAGTTACAGACTGGATTAAGCAGTTTGTAGATTGGATTAACCAAACACCAGCCGCAGTTGATGCTGTAACAGCAGTGTTAGCAGGATTAGCAGCAGGCTTTGTCGCTTTAAAAGTTGTAGATACGGTCAAGAGTGCAATTGATGGATTCAAGACTGGATTAACGGCTGCTAAAGGTGGAATGATTGCATTTAACGCGATTGTTTCCGCGAATCCATTTACAGCCTTAATTGTAGGGGTTACTGCTGTAGTAGCTGCATTAACATGGTTCTTTACTCAGACAGAGACAGGTAAAGCTATTTGGCAAGGTTTTACAGAATTCCTATCTAGTGCATGGACTTCTATTTCAAGTTTCTTAATTGATACTTGGAATAATATCGCTCAAACAGCGACAGCCATTTGGGAAGGTATTGTAAGTGTCGCAACGGCTATTTGGAGTGCTATCACTGGCGCAATTATGGCGGTTGTTCAACCATTTATCGACGCATTCATGGGTCTATGGAACGGAATGAGTTCAGGAATCTCTCAAATATTTGATGGATATGTTACATACTTAACTGGAGTATGGGAAGTTATCAAATCAGTATTCCTGGGAGCAATCCTAATTATCATTGATTTAGTAACACTTAATTTCGGGCAATTAGGAACGGATTTAGGTGCTATTTGGGATGGAATTTCGAATGGAATATCAATGATGTGGGAAGGTATTAAATCGGTGTTCTCAGGGGCAGTCGACGCAATTGTAGGAGGTGTCCAAGCCACATTTAATGGAATGGCCGAATTCTTGAGCGGACTATGGGATGCAATTTCTGGAGCTGCTATTGCAGGATGGAACGGATTAGTTTCAGGGGTGCAAGGAATTATAGACGGATTAGTATCTGGAGCACAAGCGGCTTGGGATGCAATGTCTAATGCCGTTGATAGTTTAGTTTCTGGAATCACTGGAATATTTGATGGATTGTGGAATATTGATTTAGCTGGTGCTGGACGAGCTATTATGGATGGTTTCCTTGGAGGTTTGAAAGCTGCCTGGAACGCGGTTACAGACTTCGTTGGAGGAGTTGCGAACTGGATTCGAGACCATAAAGGGCCAATCGAGTACGATAGAAAGCTATTAATTCCAGCAGGTAATGCAATCATGGAGGGGTTAAATCAAGGATTACAAGACCAATTTAAGGATGTCAAACAAACGGTTGGAGGAATGGCTGATGAAATTTCAGATGTATTTTCAGGAGACAACCTGGATATGAATTCCTCTGTATCCCTTAATAAAACCCTTGAGACACAATTGGCTATGCCGGCAAACCAATTTGAGGCCCATGAGAGTAAAACCGTTTCTGAGATAGCGAATCTGAGAGCAAGTATGGAGAGAATCCTTACTGCTATCCTTGAAAAATCGTCAGATGTTTATCTGGACAATGACATTATCTCGCTTAAAACCTATGAACAACACGGTGCAATTTATGCAAGGGAGGGAATCTAATGGATTATATGATCATCAATGGTTTTAACACATCAACCCTTCCTAATTGTGTTGTGACTGACTTTGGGAAGGTGGAGGCGGCTACGCCAAAAGGAGAGAAGGCAACTCTTTATGGAGTTAATGGTAGTTACCGTGTGTTAGACGGTTCTTTCGACA